GGTGGTACTGATGCTGGGGGTCCGGGGGCAAAGCGACCGGGTCCGTGCCGGCGGGGTCGAGGGCCTCGCGCATCCGCCAGTGAAGCTCGGCCCGCTTGTTGTAGAAGCGAAGCAGGTTCGACCTGTCGAGCCCGAACGACTTTGCAGTCCCGTTCAGAGGCACGACGTGGATGTGGTTCTCGGCGAGCGCGTCGTAGACGGACGTGCCGATCGCGACGACGTCGAGATGCACCGGCGCGTCGTCCCTGCGCTGGGCCAGTATCTGCGCCGCGGCCAAATTCCCGGTGTTGACGTCGATGCCGGGCAGGCTGACCTGCTCGCCGAAGAAGGTTCCGTGCCGGGGCGTGATGACCATCTTGTCGCGGCCGACCATGCCCCCGGTCCCGCCCATGTTGCCGCCACGCGCCGCGTCGACCCCGAGGCTGTCCATCGGCCCGCGGCGGAAGTCCGGGTTGCCGACGAGCCGCTTCCACCTCTCCTGAGCCATCTCGATCCAGGCGGTGGGAATGACCTGCTTGGCGTCGTCCTCGACGCCGGCCATGAAGTCGCCTTCCAGCATCTGGCTCCGAAGGGGCTCGGGCAAAGACTGGAGCTGGGAGATATAGCCGGTCGCCATGTAGTAGGGATTGTCCGACACCCGGCTCGGGATGAACGTGCGCGACTTGGGCTGGACGATGTCCTCCGGCCGCCAGTCCTTGGGGTCGAACTCGTAGAGGAACTCGCCGGTCGCGCGGTCGCGGACGAACGGCCGTCCGTCGGGCGTCTCGTAATCCTGGTTGCCGTCGATCGTGGTGAACCAGCGAAGCTCGCCCGGCTTGGCCGGGTTGGGGTGGCTCTTGTCCAGCCACGGCGCGAAGAACTTGATGACCCACCGCCCCTCGGCCGTGGTCGGCGGGTTGAAGGTCATCACCACCCGGCAGCGCTGGGCGGGATCGTCCGACCGGCACCAGCCCATCGTGTAGCGAACGTCGAACTCGCGCATCTGCGTCGCTTCGTCATACGCCTTCAGGTCATGGTCGCGGCCCTGCCACTTCTCGTAGTCCTTGGGGTCCTCAAGTCCGGCGAACTCGATCAGCCGGCCCTCGTGCTTCCAGGCCGAGTGCTGGCTTGTGTAGCCGGTCGTGTCGCCAAGGATTTTTCCGAAGTCCTGGACGAATTTCTGGGTCTGGTTCTTGAACTGGCGGAAGATCGCCGAGCGCTTGTGCTCGGTCAACGCGAGCCCCGACACCAGCATCGACTTGCCGCCGCCCGCGGCGCCTCCGAAACCGATGATGTCGGCCTTGCTGGTGGCGGCCAGGTATTGGGGGCCGGGCGTCGGATAGAAAAGGCGCTTGTCCTGGGCGAGGAGCCTCTGAAGCTCCTCCCGCTCCTCGGGCTTGAGGTACTTGCTCAGCTCTTCGTAGGTGAGGGCCTTGGAGGCTTCGGTCATCGTCCGAGCCTCGGACGAAGGCGCCGTATCATGTTCTCGTTGACGTCGAAACGCATCGCGATACCGGCAATGTCATCAGGCGCTTCGCGCAGCGCCGCGATGATGGCGTCGTAGCGTTCGGCCGTGATCCGCGGGCCTTGCGGCTTGCGCATTTTCGTCAGGGCTTCGGTCACTTGGCCGCCCAGGCTCTCCTGACCCATTCCATGCGCTCGGGATCGGGTACGAACCGGCCGCCCATCATGCGGGCGTAGCGGTCGGCAACCGCCGTCATCGTGACCATCTTCCGTTCGATCTGGGATTTGGTCATGGCCTTGCTCCGGTATAGGAGCCCGCGGCGTCCACCAAAGACTGCCGCAGGCTCAATCCGACGAGACTTGCCCGTCGGGAGGATTGTTGGGGCAGCGACGCCAGAAGTCCGTCTATCGCCGCTGCCCCGAGGCGCCTCTGGAGCACCTGCCCGGCCCTCGTCCCTAACGGACGTGCCGGGGTGAAGATCGGGTCTTAATTCGGGAGGCAGGGGCCTGTCAAGCGTCGAGTTTGGGAGCCCGGCCTGCCTCGCGTCCTTTAGCGGATAGCGACATCCTCGCGAAAACGGGGACGATCAGAAACCAGGCCGGGCTCCCGTCGCGGTAAATATCCGGCTTTGGGGGTGGGGTCAAGTTCTCAAGACCGGGGGCGGGTTTCCTGGGTGATCGGCTCCGCGGTGAGGAAAAGGCACTTCGGCATAGGGTGAGGCTATTCGGCTCCAGGAAATTCCGATCGGCTCCGCGGTAAGGCTATTCGGAGTAGAGACAGTGTCTCCCCACAAAAAGCCGGGGGAGAGGCCCCGGAAGTCGTCCGTGACGACCCCCTACCCATCATTCCTCCAGCAATTTCGATGCTTCTTCCTCGATCCGCCGGCGCTGATCGGCCAACAGCATGATCGTCTGCACTCGTGCATCGATCATCACAGCCGGCATGGCGGGCAGGGCCTCCCCTCCGCTGGTCACGTCGAGCTTGTCGCCATACTTGGGCGCATTGAGCTTGCTCATCAGCCAGCGTCGAGCATCGATCCTCACCCTTTTATCATGGGCTTGAAGCGTCTCGTTATCGGCAATGTCGAGGATATCTTCGCCTAGCAAATCGGCCTGAAATGTCTTGGCTCGCGCATAAGCTTGAGCAAAATCAGCATTACTATTCAGCCACTTAGTCACTGTGGCGATGCTTGGAAACCGCGTATCCGAAGCGAGAATAGTCGTAATCGAAAGCGATGAGCTTGCGACTTGAACGCAGATTTCCTCTGCAATCTCAGCATCATAAGCGAATACAGGACGACCCCTTGGCCGCTTGGTGAGGAGATCGGTTCCCATGCGGCTCAAATAACCGCTTTGCCCTCAGTCCGCAAGAAGCGCCTTCGCTTCCCTGTTCCTGCGCTCCGTCTCCCTGCCCTTCTCCCTCGCCCTCTGCGCTGCCTTCCGCCTCTCCAGGCGCGGCTTGATCCTCGTGACGATCCATCCGCCTTCGCGCTCGACGATCCTGAAATCCTTCCGCTCCGTCCGATTGTCCGAGACTGTCTGCACGAGCCTCAGCCGGCTGGCCCTGTACCCGATCCTGGGATTGATCGGATAGAAGAAGCTATCCCCAAGCGCCCTCATCGACTTGAACGGGCACCGCGTATGATTGCGCCAGACCGGACCGGTCTCCGGGGCGTTGAGCGCCAGCGAAAGTACCGATGCGCCAATCGCCCTCTTCGAAAATTCTCGTCCCAATGTCCCGGTCCTTTTGCAAATGTCCCATACACTGTCCCAAAGGGAAATCCAATGTTTTCTAAGCTTCGTCCCAAAGGACCTATTTAAGTTGCCCATGTCCTTTCCTCCTACGCTTCCTTATACTACTCCATCCTTTATTATGGGTAAAATAGATAGGACAGATTAGGCAGATTATTGAAATCGCTCACTTTTCTCTTTGGGACAGCTCTGGGACAGTCCTGGGACAAGCCCTCTCTCTGGTCCACCTTTTTTCGCCCTCCCCGCATTTTTCCGCTTGCAAATGTAAATCCCATGCTTTAGGTGCCGAAAAGGCAGAAACGAAAGGAACCGTGAAATGACCAAGCAATTCACTCTCAATCTGGCCGACCTGAAGCGCGCAGCCGAAGCTATCGACCGCAATGGCTCAGGCACCCCTCGGCGCTTCGCTGAGTATCTCTATGCTTGCGCCGACGAAGCCGAGCGCGAAGGCTGCAACCGCGTCAATTTCGCCGCGACCTCTCAGCTCTGACGCCACCGGACGGCGCTGCCCGCCAGCGCCGCGAGGACGGCACCAGCCGACACTGACCACACAAGGAGCAAGACAATGGCAACCGATTTCGCCGCAATCACCGAGCTGACCCAGGACCAAAAGGACTTCATTCGCGCCGTCAGCGACGTCGCCCCGGCTGTCGGCCGGCACGTCATGGAACAAATTATCGGCGGCGCTACGTTCGATGAGGTCCAAGCCTCTCTGCGTCGCGCTGTCGCCTGTGTCGATGGCTGGCGCATCGGGCGCGGCGTCTGACACCACCGGAGCCCGGTTTCACGCGACCGGGCCGAGGATGGTATCAGAAGGAGCAAGACAATGGAGCGAATTTGGACATTTAAAACGGCTAATTTCACTGTTGAGTTGGCTTGGGAAGATGAACCGGACCCGGACCTTTCATGGGCCGATGAGGAGACGCTGGAAAAACTCGACGACGGCATTTGGGTCAATGCCTGCTTTCGTGTTCTCGTCACCGGACCCAACGGCGAAGAGCTTGGCTCCAGTTATCTCGGCAATTCGATTTATGAGAATGTCGAAGATTTCAGGACGGAGCATCTAGGCCTCGCGGCCATGAGCCGTGCCGAAGGCGTCAACTATGGCTCTTATTTTCCCGGCATGGTGAAGGAGGCTATTAAAGAGGCGCGCGGTGTATGGAACGCCACTCCTCGGCCCATGCTTCGCCAGTCGATCGACTAGCACCACCGGAGCGCGGCCCACGGCCGCGCCGAGGACGGCACTAAGCCGACAACGAAGGAGCAAGACAATGCGAATGGAGCCTGAAGTGATCGACAAGGTGAAACGATTTTTGCGTGAAGCCGAGCGCCTGTTGCCTATCAATCCAGAAGGCTCGGCGCAGCAACTGGACGAAGCAATTCGCTGGCTTCGTCGCTAGGCCCGTCACGAAGGGCGGCGACCAATGCCGCCCTTCCAACGGCCCTGAGCCGACAACGAAGGAGCAAGACAATGGCTTTCCAGAAACGACACTACGAGATGATCGCCCGCCGTATCGACAAGACGCGCGACGAGTTTCCACTGAGCAACGCGCTTCTGACGCTCGGCCAGCGACTGGCCGACGACTTCGCCGCCGACAATCCCCGCTTCGACCGCGCCCGCTTCCTGCGGGCCTGCGGGATCGAAGCCTCACCGGAGCCGCAGCGCGTTGCCTATGGCCGCGACCCCTTGACCGATCAGGAAATCGCTGATCGCGCGGGTGTTGACATCGGCGCACTGAACACCGTGCTGCCCAAGGACGCGGCATGGCTGGCAGCGACCGCCGACCGGGACTGACGCGACCACGAAGGGCGGGCCGCAACTCCCGCCCTTCCAGCCGCATCAGGCGGACAACGAAGGAGCAAGACAATGACCATCACCATCGTTCGAGTCGAGCATTTCCAAGTCCCTGGCGTGAAGCTCAGCGCGCATTCGACACTCACCGGAGCCCAGAGCCGAGCGGCTGAGCTGGTCGAAATGATGTGGAGCGACGACGGACGGCGAGCGGCGCCGCGTCGGCCGTGGCAGGAAAAGCTGGCGACGTTGCAGGATGCTCACGGCGCGCAATACTGCTACGTCGAGATTGAAGCGGTCAGGCTGGAAGACTGATCCCACCGGAGCCCGGTCGCAAGGCCGGGCCGAGGACGGCATCAGCCGACAACGAAGGAGCAAGACAATGGCTATCTATCGACAGGACGTGAAAATTTGCGCCACCGCCTACATTCGCGCCGACAGCGCCGAGGAAGCGGCCCGGATCGTGAAGGAGAAGCTCAGCGACACCGGCGCCGAGTTGCCGGTCGGGGAGGGGATCGAGATTGCCGTGAGCGACCGGATGTTCAACGATCCTCGCCTGCCCGACGTATCGCTCTCGCCGGCTGTGAGCTTCTACGGCGCCTGGGATCGGCTCTCGCCGGAAGATGTGGACGACTGATCCCACCGGAGCAGGGCGACGGCGCTCGCCCTGCCGAGGACGGCATCAGCCGACAACGAAGGAGCAAGACAATGGACTTATACCGCATCAATGGGCGTTATTTCGGCACCCAGGCCGACGCCAAAGCCGGAGCCAAGGCGGCCGGGGTCAAGTTCGATCCCGAGCTGCACGCCGAGAAGGTGCCAACCGACAAGGCCGGACTGATCGACTACCTGAACACGATGGTATTCGTCGGCAAGGGCTCGGATGAGCCAAGGCTACGGCGCGCGGACGAGCCCGCGTCGCCAAGCACCGAGGCCGGACGCTTCGAGCCCAAAGCGCCGGCCAACGGCAAGCGCGACATGTCGGCCGGGGCGATCCTCGACCGCATCGACCGGCAACATGCCGAGCTTGCGCTCAAGAACGCACTGTCGGCGGTTGAGACGGGGCTCGCCTTGATCCGGCGCAAATATTCGGGCGAGCCCGAGCGCGTCGAGGAAGAGGCCGAGGAGCTTCTCGAAGACTGACACGACCTGGCCCACGGCCATGCGCCGTGGGCCTAGCCGCATCAGCGGAGAAGGAGCAAGACAATGACCCCACCCACCCACAAGCGCGATCCGCGGCCGGCTCTGCCCGTCATCTTCAGGATGGAGGGCAAGGGCGCGGACGCAACGCCGATTGCGTTCTTCCCTACCGAGCCCGACACGGCGACGACCATGACCTGCTACAGCCACGTCGGCCAGCACAGCGGCGCCAGCTTCGGCTTCTACCACATGACCCGCAACGCCAAGCCCGAGGACTATGCCGCTTTGCTCGCCGAGCTTCGCGGCATATACGAGACGGGCGACGATCCGGTCAGGCTGGTCGTCTACCGACGCTTCACGGCCCGGCTTCGCGAGGAGTTCAACCGCGCCGCCCGGCGCAATTAGACAAGGAGCAAGACAATGCGAAATATGTACCAGTTGGCGGCATTCGCCGCAGTCTCGGGAGGGCTGTTCGCCTTCGCCCCTTTCATGTCGACGGAAGGTCCGGTCACTCCGTTCAATGTCGCGCTCAACCGCGCTGGCACTAGCCGGGGCGGCCGCAAGACCCCTAAGAAGGCACGCTCGAACCGCCTCCACATCGGCCGGCGGGTCCGGCGGAAACACAAGCGCGCCGCGATGCGGAGCTGACACGACCTGGCG